GCCACCGCCGCCCACTACCAGCACCTCGACATTGCCACCGACCGAGAACGTGATGCTGGTGCTCCCGACGTTCGTAAAGATATGCGCCGTCCAGTGCGTGCCGCCCAGCGTGTAGTTCGTCACCGTCCCGCCCGTGGCAGACACGGCGCTGGCTTGCTGCGCGGTCAGGCAGCAGAGCGCGAGTGCTATGATAATGCGGCGTATCATCGGCCGTACCTCACGATCGTCGTCACGGTGCCCGTGTATGGGGTTGTCCACGCGAACCGGCACCACATAGAGTTTTGCGCCGAGTCATCATCGTAATAGATCGGCGTGCTATAATTCGCAAAGGCGATCTTCGTATCAGCCGTTGCCGTGGTGGCATACTTGTTTGTGCAGCCCCAGAAGATCGTCGTGGCGTTGGCGTTGGTCGCAGTCAGGAAATCCCGGCGCGTGCCATTGCCTACTGCGTAACGCTGTCTCAAGACCACGCCCGAGGCGTCCGCCACCGTGCCCGTGGTAGCGCCTGCGGCTTGTGCAGATGACGATGCCGCCGCCCAGTATAGTTGATTGGAATCGCTATAAATGACGCTATCACACAGCCGATCAGGACGCGTAAAAATAGTAAAGTCGCCGCGCCTGCTCGCTGCCGCCTCATTGGTAGCGCTCAGGAACATTACCATGTAGCGCACTTTGACGTTGTTCGCGGCCAACCCGGTGATTGCGAAGTCAAGCGAGTTGCTGACTACAACGGTGGTGGTCAGGTAGTAGGTCTCAGCATTTGCGCCGGAGCCGTACACAGGCAGACGGACAACAGGCCTACCGCCCCAAGTTGCGCCCCATCCGGTTGCCGTCGGGTTGGTGACGTAGTTGGTGCCGTTTGGTGTTGAATTATAAACGTGTGCTGCTTCGGCTGGTGCGTTCTGGCCGAAATAGACGGAAGTCAAAAAGGATTCGCCGGAGAACGCAATGCTCCCGATTGTCGTGACGTTTGGTATGCTAATAGAAGTCAAAGATTGGCAATTACCTAACGCACCCTCCCCTAATGTCGTAGCTTTTGGCAGGTTGATAGAAGTCAGAGCGGAACAACTACCTAACGCATAATTCCCGATTGTCGTGGCGTTTGGTATGCTAATAGAAGTCAAAGCGGGGGAGCAAAGATAGAATGCATAGTTCCCGATTGTCGTGGCATTAGGCAGGTTGATAGAAGTCAGAGCGGAGCAATTATTGAATGCAGCTTGCTGGACTGTCGTGATGTTGACTCCTCCGCTGACATTCGTAATCGCAGAATAAGCAAACAATGAATCATTCAACCGAGTAACCGGCAACCCATCCAACATATCAGGAATCACAACGTTATTTGGTCCAGTGTAATTTGTTAATGTGATCTGTGTCCCGTCGCTTGTCCACTTCCAGTAGCTCGCAGATGCGGGGTTCTGCCATGCTGAGGATGCCTTCGATACCGCGTTCGATACCGCGTTAGAGTAACTCGCCACGAGACCCGCCGCAGTACCAGCCACGTCGAACTCCGCAGCGTTGGTTAATGCCGCCAGATAGCGCAAATCCGTGTTACTCACCACGCCCGATACCTGCGCCGCCGTGATGTCGGTCAGGGACGCGCCGGAGCCGTTGGTCGCTAGCTTTTCGGTCAGCAGGGTCGTCAGGTTGGTGCCAAGCCGCCAGTACTCATCGGCGTAGACGGGCAAGCGCACGACCGGCCTTCCGTTCCAGTTCGTGCCCCATCCGGTTGCCGTCGGGTTGGTGACGTAGTTGGTGACGTTTGGGTAGGAAAATACATCAGTCGCTTCAGCGGGGGCATTCTGGCCGAAGTAGATGGAGTTCAGTTTGGGACAATTTGGGAACGCTACGTTCCCGACTGTTGTAACATCCGGCAGGTTAGCAGAATGCAGATTAGTGCAACTGCGGAATGCCTGATAATTGATTGTCGTGACCTTAGGCAGGACAAAAGAAGACAAAACGTCGCATAGACGAAACGCATTGTCCCCGATCGTCGTAGCGTTCGGCAGATTGATAGAGGCCAGAGCAAAGCAACTGCGGAACGCACTGTCCCCGATTGTCGTGATATTCGCTCCTCCGCTGATGCTCGTGATTGCCGCTTTATTGCTGAATATCGACCCGAACCCAGTCACCGGCAACCCATCCAACATATCAGGAATCACCACGTTATTTGGTCCAGTGTAATTCGTTAGCGTAATCTGTGTCCCGTCGCTTCTCCACATCCAGTTCGTAGCACTCGCGGGGTTCTGCCATGACGACGCCCGCACAACCTCCGCGCTGGATCCGGCCGCCGCCTGCCACTCTGCCCGCCAATCCGTCCCCGACGAAGCCAAGACCGCCCGCACAACCTCCGCGCTGGATCCGGCCGCAGCCTGCCACTCCGCCCGCCAAGCCGTCCCCGACGAAGCCAAGGCCGCCAGCACAACCTCCGCGCTGGCACCGGTCGCGCCACTACTCCCTCCTCCGCCCAGCACCAAGCGCCATTGCCCATTTGTCTTGATCCACTGTCCGGCGTCCGATGTAGAGCTGGTAGCCGTGGCCGTCACGACAACCCCCGCCAAAACACTGCTGACAAGATCCTCCACATCATCCAAGCCGGCGACGGTTTTGGTTACGCCTGTGGGCGGCCCCGGAAGCCGCCACCGCGTAACATTCGGAAAGACTGAGTTCGGAAAAAGGAAATCGACGCAGTTGTAGTACGAATCCGGCACGATGCTATGCAGACGCTCACCAGTAGGGCTCTTGAACTGGATATCAGTCGGGTGTAACTCCATCGCGCCCGCCACCGCCGCCTGCCACTCCGCTCGCCATACCGCACCAGACGCGCCCAGCATCGGCGGCGTGACCACCTTCGATGATGGATAAAGCGACGACAAAGCCGCCCCATCCTGCCCGAGGCACCCAGCCACCCCCAGCATGCCCATTACCAACACCAGCAAAGACCGCTTCATAACAACCCCCGCCCTTGCAAATCCGCCCCCATGGTGCGCAACGCTGCAATCACCTGACCGTACGTAGGCTCCGCCGGCAAATCGCGTTGCTCGTCACCCGCCCCCAAAGTCCAGGCCGACTCCGCAACGGTTATGTCTGCAAGCACCTCTTCCCGCACGCTACTCAAATCCCGGCCCCACGGGACCAGCGGCTGCGGCAGGCTCTCGACATCCCCCATCAGGTTCTGCCTAATTGGCAAACCAAAGCCCGCCACCAGCTCTTGCGCCGTCACGCTCCATAAGGTCGCATTAAACCAATGCACCACGCCTTGCCGCCTACCAGCCATGGCCGCCACTAACTCTAAAGTGTTCAGATTCATTGCCCCGCTGGCGTCGGCGCTCGCCGTACCGCTCGCGGTCCAGGTCTGGCCCACCGCCACCACGGTGTTATGATGCAGCACCCGTAAAACCAATCCTTCCTCCACCCGCGACCCCAGCCCCACCAATGTCACGGCCACCGTCTCGCGCACCGCCACAGGGCCCACCACGCGCGCCCCTTTCGTGGATCCGGCCCGCGGCGTAATTACCAAGGTGCTGCTCATGACACCCCCCGCTGGCGCGCCGCGCCCTCAATCGCCGCCGCCGCCACCCCGCGCTCGAACGTGCGCATGTACTCAGCCGATCCCGGCAGGTCTGAATAGGCCTTGCGCCCGTGCCGCTTGAGCATCGCCGCGGCGCCATCCGCAATAGCCGCGCCGTGATTGTCCATGATCCAATCCGGCAGCTCCAGCGACCCGCGTCGCGGGATCAACGTGCCGAACAGCACAAGCGTACACCCCTGCGCACAAGCCGGCCGCGTCGGGAAGAGAATCCCCTGCATCCCGTCCGCAATTCGCGCCGGCACCAAGAGATAGCCGCCCGCACCTCGCACGGCCGCGCCGTCAATGCTCACCAGCGTGGTGCCAATCGCGTACCCGTCGCACGGCCACAAGAGCGAAGCCTCGTAGGCGCCGGCCACCAGCTCCACGGTTAGTTGCTCGCGCCAGCACCGGGACCGCTCACAGAAGTCGCTAGCCGCCCGCTCCAGCGCCGCCAGCTTGTCCGCCGTGCCACACCCGGGTAGATCCGTGGTGAGCAGGCCGAGCAAGGGATAGACCTGCTTTTCAGACGCGCTCATCAGCCGACCCCCCGTATAACCTTGCCATCCAGATAGAGCACCGCCGCCGCCAACTCCTGCCGCACATCTTCCGTCGCGACCACCGCGGCCAGCGCATCCACCGCCACCGCGGCGCCCAGCATATCCAACCATTCGTCGCTGATCGGCAACACGGCCGCCGCATCCGCTACGTTGGGCAACTCCGGCCGCTCCCCGACCAGCTCCCCGTCCACATGGAAAGCCTCCGGATGCAGATTCCACACCCGCCGCCAGGCGCGCGCGAGACACTCATGCCACTGCGCCGCCGTCAACAAATCCCCGTCCATGTGCTGCCGGGCTTGCCAGCGCGCCGTTGCCATTACCTCTGCCCTCGTCGCCATCGCAAGCCCTCCACAGCGGGCGCCGGCCTTGCGACCAGGCGCCCTGTACCTTTACCCGCCGCTACACCGGCGCCTGACTCGCATCATGCGGCCGGCCGCCAGCGGCCACCACCGTCCGCCTAGTGATCGCGTTGCCTTCGTTCCACTGCGTCAAGAAGTCCTCGCGCGTAGCCGGCCCATGCTTCATGTACGGCCGACGCCGCACCACGCCAGTGCTGCGGTAAGCCGCCGTGCCTCTGTCAGCGGGCTCGAAAACCTTTTGCACCGCGTTATCACAGACGCCCAGGTACTTCTCCGGCAGCGCCACCTTCACCTCCCGCGACACGGTGATCCGGATACCTTGCCACGACACTTCCACCTTCTCCGAATCCTGCGGGCTGGACCGCGGCGGGAACTCCACAAAGAAGTACCGCTCATCCGCAGCCGCCTTGGCTCGCGAGGCATCATCCAGCGCCTTCGCCGTCACCTTGCTCTCCGCAAACACGGCCGCAAACTGCCGAATCGCGAACCCGCCGTCATGGGGAAACACCCCCCACACATCCACCGGCAGCTCTAGCTTCTTCAGCTCCTGCTGCGCCTGTTCCTCACCCTTGAACGGCTGACCATTCTTGGCCAGCTTGATGGTATCCTCGACTGTGCTCATTGGCATCCTTCGCAGCTCCAGGCTGCAAATGTGGATGCTCAACGGCGTCTATGGTTAATCCGGCCTCCCGCGCAGCCACTTAGCCACGCGGGAGGTCCGGCAAGACTCAATCCTCGGCGTCGAAGGAGAACACGGTGCTCGCCACGTTGGCGTAGGTCGTGTCCAGCACCTCGAACCCGGCCGGCATGTGGATCCCCGCCGGGGCTGCCACATAATCGACCTTGGCGCCGATGAACGTCACCACGCCGGGCGGTACCGAGCGGTCCAGCGTCACCTCATTGGCGGCGTTGCCGGAGTTCGTGAGCGCCAGAATGTACGCCGTGTAGATCTTCTGATCGGCCGCCCGAACTTCGACCAGCGAGCCCACGCCCGTCTTGTCCGTATCCAGCGCGACATCGAAGCTCCCGGTGCGGTTGGCCGACGAGCCCAACGTCCACTCCTTGATGGTCCCCTGCCGCGTACCGGCATAGGCCGTGACGATGGACACCGGCACCTGATTGGCCAGCGTGGCCGCCGCCACCGTATCGCCGCCGAAATAGGCGCGCACGCCGGCATTGGCAGCCAGCAACACGAACCCCGGCGTATTCGCCACGCCCGCCCGGACGATGCCGCCCGCCCCCGTGGCGCTGCGCCCCATTTCCTTATCCCAATCCAGCGTTACCAGATTGGCCGTGCCAACCTGCCCAATCTTGAGCTTGCGGGGAACGAACCCCAGGCCGACACGCATGGTGCCGGTGCCAAGACCAATGTACAAACCGCTTGCCTTGTTCATGATACTTCACTCCTTAACCGTAAAACAATTCAACCATGACCGGCCGCCCACTTAGGCAGCCAAGGGGGCCCCCGCTTGGCGGAGGCCCCCGGTCACTAACTAGGCCGGATTCGCCGTACAGGCTACTTCCAGCACCGCCAGCGCATCCTCTTGCAGGATCGCACCGGCCCACCACATCTTCCAGCCCACCGAACCCTGCTGGCCGATTTCGTCACCGAAACGCGGGACGTTGGGTTGCAGTACCATCACGTTGGCCGCCTTGCTCCCCTGTAGCCGCACAACGCCATAGGCGTCCTGCGCCAGGCAGAGAATCGGGTAACTGTCCGCCGCGGCGCCGCCGCCAGCCGGTACATCCCCGTCAGACAGCATCGTGGTGGTGGACCCGCCACCAGCCAGATACGGCTCGACCAGGTTGGATGCGATGATGCGGAAAGCCTCGATCGCGCCCACTTCGCCCTCGACGCGCTGCTTGGGATCGCCGTACTCCGAGTACGGGCGGAAGCCGGTGCAGCTCCGCAGGTCGGCCTAGAGGTCAGTATGGCAGACCGCGAAGTAGGTTTCCTCGATGCCCCAGGTATTGGCATTGGGCGTCGGGGCGATCAAGCGGTTGATCTTCTTGACGTTGGCGCGCGCGAAACCGCGCTCCACCCGGCGGAAGTCGCCGCGGGTCACCTTGGCAATCACCGTGGTGCGCCCGGCCACGCCATTGGCGTAGTAACGGTTGGCGCTGCCCTTGCAGAGCTCAATCGTCAGACGCTCTTCCGTCTCGGCGAGCTGATCGCCGCAGAGCTTCACGGCCACATCCAGGACGTTATCCTCGTGTAGCTCGTCCACCTTGTCGCTGATCTTCACGATCGCGCCAAACTGCTGCAACGTCGCGACATAATCGCGCTTGCGCAATGGCTGCGCGGTGGGCGGTACGCCTTCGGCCAGCGGCGCCATGGCCGCGGCAAAGCGCTCGTAGCGCGTCCACTTCACGGTATCGCCGCGCTTCTTCGGCAGCGCCGTGATTTGCCCGAACCGCTGCATCACCATGCGCGGCTGTGCCACTTCCAACAAACGCAAGACCGCCATCACGCCTACGCGCGGCGTAATCTCGCCATAACTCACCATGTCACCCATGACCCACCTCCGGCCCCTTCAGGGGCTTGTTGCCTACACATTCGCGCAACTCGTCATGGGCGCTGATAACTGGCACCAGGAAAGGCACGGGCACCTTGTAGCCCTTGCATCCATGGCGCTTACAAACGATTTCGATGCGCGTGCCCGCCCCCAACTCCCCGACAAAGAACGGGGTCCGGCAATGCTCGCACGCATGCACCTTGTTGGGGATGGACACCGGCGAACGGCCGCTAGGCCTTGGCCCGCGCGCGCTCACTAGCGAGTCTGTTGAACTCAGCATCGGCATCCTCCTCATCCATTACGAAAGTATTAGCCCCGCCGGACTGCGACAACACCCGGCCCACCATCTCCGGCGCCCGCGCCGCCCCGCCACCAGCCTTGGCCGTGGCCAGCGCCACCCGCGCGCCATCCGCCGTGCGCCCGGATCCAGCCGCCGCTCTCCGTTGGCCCCCCGGCTGGTATTTGGTTTCCTCCGCAAAAAGGTTCAGGAGCTTGGCGGCGTCCGCCACGGCTGCAGACCGCCCCAGCGACTGAATGGTCGCCGGTTGCTTGCCGAACCACTGCGCGAACTGCGGGCTGTCGGCCATCTCGCGCGCGCCTGCCACCTTGCCCGTGCCCTCGCCGTCAATCTCGGAGAGGATAGCGTCCCGCGTGGCCGTGGCCCGCTGTTGCTGCACGTATTGCAGATCCGGCGCCAGCTTTGCCATGACTTGCTTGGTGGCCATCTCGTAGGCCAACGCCGCCACCATGTCCATGCGCTTGGCGACACCCGGATACTCCGCATCAAAATCTTTCAGCGTCAACGCCGCAGTCTTGCCATCGTCCGATGCCGGCTCAATCACGGCATCCCCCAGGTCGGCCATGGTCTTGCGAAAACTCTCAACAAACCCTTCGACGCCCGCAGTATCGAACGACACGCCCGCGCCAGCATCCGGACCAGCGCCCGCCGCACCCGCCGCGGACCCGGCCGCACCCGCACCAGCATTAGCCGCGTCCCCAGCATCCGCACCAGCATCCGCACCAGCGCCCGCCCCGGCCGCACCAGCATCCGGACCAGCGCCAGCACCATCTCCCGAAGCGCCAGCATCCGCACCGGCCGCAGCGCCTTCCGCGCCAGCATCCGCACCAGCCGCACCACCGGTTGCCACGCCGTCCACGGTGCCGCTTAATGCACGCAGCGACCGGCCAGACTCGCGCCCGGCCGCCATTTCCGCAAAGAGCTGATCTTCGTCAGACTCTGCAATCCCTATTGGCTCTAACGCTCCATCTACGTCCATAAGCACTGCACCTCGCCGCTATGGGCGGCTGTGTCCGGGTGCTCATGGCCCCTCCTTGTTTTGGTTTCGCCAGGCTCGCGCCCAGCCACTAAAAAGCCGTTTGCAGGTCCAGTCCCAACTTGGCGCGCGCCGCGGCTACCAACTGCTCCAGGTGCC